CCCACAGACGAAGTCCCGTATCTGGACGCGGGTGTGGCCCTCGATGACAACATGGCGCCGCGGGACAACCAGCGTGCCGTGGTTATCAGCCCGAGAATGCAGGCCAAGCTGGTCAGTTCTCTCAAGGGACTGTTTAACAGCACGGAGAAGATTGCCGATCAGTATGAGACCGGCACGATGGGCCTCGGACTCGGCTTCAAATTCAGCATGGACCAGAACGTGAGAACGCACACTTACGGGGCACTGGGCGGCGCTCCCGCGGTAGGCGGCGCCAACCAGGTAGGCTCCACCCTGCTGGTTACCGGATTTACCGCGGCCGCAGCGCCAAGGCTGAAGGCGGGCGACGAGTTCACGATTGCCACGGTATACAGCGTCAATCCGATGAACGGGCAGTCGACGACCGTGCTGCAGAAGTTCACGGTCACCTCTGACGTATCGTCGGCGGCGGATGGTTCGGCCTCAATCCCGATCTCTCCTCCGATCTATGTGTCTCCCAATCCGCGGAGAACCGTCACCAATTCACCGGGCGCGGGCGCACCGCTCACCCTTCTCGGCACCGCGGCATCGACCGCAGTCGTCGGGCTCGCATTCCACCGGGATGCCTTCACACTGGCCTGCGCGGACCTGCCGCTGCCCAATGGCGTGGACCAGGCATCACGGGTGTCCGACAAACAGCTCGGCTTGTCGATACGCATGGTCCGGGCTTACGACATTAACACTGACGCATTTCCGTGCCGCCTCGACATTTTGTATGGATGGAAGGCGATTCGGCCAGAGTTGGCGTGTCGTATTCTGTCTTAGCTTGTTTTGAACTTTGTGATATGCTTATGGTGTGAGAAGCCATAACACCTCCAGTATAACAAAGTCCTGCGAACAGTGCGGCAAGCATTTTGGTATGGGCTACAGAAAGCCAGGCGAGTTTGCCGTAAGCCGTTACTGCTCGCGGGAGTGCTCCAACAAGGCAAGGCGAAACACCTTTGAGCATTTGATGGAGCGTGTGGAACCGAATCCGGTCACGGGGTGTCATGTCTGGCTCGGATCAAAGCTGCGAGATCGCGGATACGGGCAAAGCAGGCTCCATGACCGGAACGTTCTGGTTCACAAGGCTGTATGGGAACACCTCAACGGCCCGGTTCCGGATGGTCTTCAACTCGATCACCTGTGCGGCAACAAGCTTTGCTGCAACGTAGAGCATTTGCGTGTTGTCACCGCTCGGGAGAATTCGCTGGCTCCAACGAGCAACAGCATGGGCGCGCGCAATTCGCGGCGCCTGAACTGTCCGAAGTGCGGCGGCGAGTATAGCAAGTTCGCCAATGGGGTCCGCTACTGCCCAGTCTGCCGTCACACCACGATGATGGCTTATCAGCGGTGGAGACGGGCTGAGAAGAAAGCAGGCCGACCCGGCCTCAGACGTGATTACAAGGAGTAATCAATGGATATTGGAGCGTACAATTTTTCTGGTTATCCGAAGTGGATGTATCACGCGACAGAACTCCCTAAGTCGGTGCAGAACCCGGTGGAGGAAGAGGCGCTCGTAACTGAAGGGTGGAGCGCCACCTACATCGTGCATGCCTATCCGAAGTGCATGTTCTCGACTGACGGGCAGATAAAGAACGTCGCTACTCCCGAAGAGGAAGCGGCACTCGGCGCCGGCTGGAGCGATACGCCACCCGCCACGCCGGATGTCCCTCCGGTCACCCTCAATCCCACCAGTGCCTCTCTGCCAGCCACCGCGGGGACCGGGACGTTCACGGTCACCATCACCGGAGCGGGAACTTCCAATACCTGGACGGTGGTCCCGGATGCCGCGGCCACATGGCTCAGCATCACGGCACCCATGTCACCGCAGAGCGTTAACGGGCCGGTGAATTATGCGGTCACGGAGAATACCGACGTGGCCCGTACTGCCGGGGTCTACGTGAATGGCAAGACATTCACTATCGATCAGGAAGGAACCGGGGCGGCGACGATGAGCAGGTCAAGGAAGAACCACTAGAATCAAAAGGGGCCGGTTGTGCGGCCCCTCGCTTTAAGGATTAACGGACTCTCGCCCGCACCCTGATTGCAATCATTACCGCAAATGCGATAATGCGCGTAACGCCTCTTCGCGGCATTCGTGTCCTGAAGAGGGTAACCCGCAATAATGATTTTGACTACTACGGTGAGTCTCATAGAGATCACCACCTCAGCCCTGATGAGATTCGGGGAGCCCGGAAAGCCCATTTCTGGAACTCCCCAATCAGGACCTCTGCAGCAGTCCCTTAGCAACACTCCCCGTAATCAAAGCTGAATTACCAGCATAGCGGGTAACCCAATTTAGGAACGACGTTCCCCTGGGTGGCGTTACGCGCAAAGCATCTCCCGCTGACAGCACATCTGTCCACCCAAACAGGTACTAATACCCATGCCGATCTCTGTGCAGGATCTGATAAACAGCACGCTGCGCCTGATCCGCGTGCTCGATTCCGGCGAGACACCCACCGCGACCGAATCGAACGACGCACTGGCGGCGCTCAACCAGATACTGTCGCTCTGGTCCGCGGAGCGGCTCATGGTCTACGCCATCCGCAAGGAAAGCTTTGCGCTGACGGCCGCCTCGAGTTACACCATGGGCCCGGGCGGCCAGTTCGTCACGCAGCGGCCGACTGCGGTAACGGCGGTGCGGGTTTCGAGCGGCAATACCGGGCGGGGCCTGCAACTGGTGGATGCCGCCCGCTGGGCTTCCATCATGGAGCGGGGCGGCGCCATCAACCTGCCGATGAAGGCTCATGTGGTGTACGGGTTCCCGCTGGCCACCGTCAGCCTCTGGCCGGTGCCGCTGGCCGGCGTGGCGGTCGAACTCTACGTCACGCAGGAGTTCACCACCTTCCCGTCGCTCGAGACTCCCGATGCGCCACAGGGGCCGATGCACAGTTTTATGCCGGAAAAACTGGCCTACGCGCTCGCGGCCAATACTTCCACCTTCACGGTGGGACCGGGCGGGCAGCTCGCGGCGACACGCCCGGCACGCTGCCAGAGCATTGCAGTGTCCTCCGGAGGATTCCGGCGCAGTGTGGATCTCGTCTCTTCCGCGGAATGGGCCACCCTGATCGAGCCTGCCGGTGCCCCCATCAGTCTGCCGCTCGAGTGCTATGTCGAATATGCGTATCCCCTCGCCACCGTCAACCTCTGGCCCGTGCCCGGCGCGGGAACCTCGATAGAGATTCATTCACTGCAGCAGTTCACCGCGTTTGCCTCGCTCGCCGCGACGGTTGACCTGCCCCCCGGCTACGAACAGGCGCTGCGCATGGCGCTGGCCGGCGTGCTGGCCCCCGAATACGGCTCGGCCATGCCGCCCGAATATGCGGCGGCGGCGGCGGAAGCAAAGAACTCCATTGCAGCCCTGAATGCGGCCGTCAGCGGAACTCCGGGTGCAAGCACAACAGCACCACAGGCGGCCGTGCCCGCGGCCGCCCCCGCAGTTGCGTAAAAACACGAAAGGTATCCACAGTACATGTCCACCACAGTGAACGGCGATCCGTGTGTCTCGCTGATGCAGGGCACGCTCGTGCGGCCCGTGGCGCGGTTTCCCTCGGGCATCGCGACGGATGAGTCGCTGAAGGTAGCCGCCAACCGGGTGCAGGCCACACTGGTCTCCTCCATCGGTTCGGGAGACACGCTGCTCACGGTCGGTGACGCCTCGCGGCTGGTGCCGGATATGCTGCTCTCCATCGACAGCGAGATCGTCAGTGTTACCTCCATCGCCGGCAACGTCCTCACAGTCATCCGCGGCTTCGACGGCACGTTTCCCGCCTCGCATGCTTCCGGGCGCATCCTGAGCGCCGAGATCGACGCCTGGCACCACAACGTGCTGGCTGCCGAAGTACAGGCCATCGAGCAGGCGCTGGGGCCGAACCTCTCCCATCTGCCGTCTTCCCCGTTTGTTCTGTCCACTTACTTCCGCTTTGCCCAGGCGCCGGGCGGCAGCCTCACCCCGGGCATGAATGCGGTCACACTGACGCCGGTTCCCGGGGGTGTCAACGGCACGGATCAGAACCACTGGCTCTGGATTTCAGGCGGGACGGGAACCCCGGAAGCGGTTCTCATCGCAGGCGGCACCGCGGTGTCGGGACAGGCCGGCGGGACTGTTTTCGTGAACTGCGCCGGGGCTCACTCGGGCGCCTGGACTATCGGGACAGCGACATCAGGGATTCAGGAAGCCGTGCAGTCTCTCCCCGGTTCCGGCAAGGTGTGGGTGCCGGCGGGAGATCACGATATGTATGCCGGGGTGAATGTCCCGGTGACGTATTCGGGTGTATATATCGAGGGCTTCGGGGAGCCGGTGACCCGGCTGAATGTCGCGGCAAACGCGAATAACTCCTCGGCGGGGTTCTTCGTCTGGGGCGGATTCTCCTACAATACCGGGGGCATCCGCAGCCTGTCCATTAATTTCATCCAGCCGGACTCGGCGGTGCCCGGCGATTACACCCAGTGGAAGCCGGCCATCCGCTTCGCCAACGGGGGCGGGCTGAAGATTCAGGACGTGCTGATACAGTGCGCATACGACGGCGTGTATGCCACGGGATGCAACGGAATGGATATCTCGAACCTGCGGGTCTCGAGCATCAGCCATTCCGTGTGGATAGATTTCTCCGCCGATTCAGTCAAGATTCGCGGTCTGCATGTGTACGCCGCCTATGGTCTCACCGCCAGCCAGGCGGATATCATGTCCCGGTACAATTACGGGCTCGCGGTCGGCCAGGTGGATGATCTGCAGGTCAGCGAATACACGGCCGGTACGTATGTGCCGCTCTTTTGCTACACCTCCACGCAGACAGGCGGCAACACGTTCGGGAACCTGACCAACTGCAACTTCGACACCTATGGCGGTGTCCTGATGCAGGACGGGATTATACAAATATCCAATTCGCAGTTCTCCCCTACAGGGGATTGCCGCGCCGTCTACCAGTCCGGAGGTGTGCTGAAACTGGACGCCATCCGGATGTTCAACATGTCGTCTCATGCGGCGGTTGAGGCGGCGTTTTCGGTGCGCATGAAGCGCGGCGGCACGGTCATCGATTGTGACGCCACGCTGTCCATTGAGAACTCGTGGATCTACAACCACACGGACTGGTGGTTTATCACTTCAGGGATAGCCGGCGGCTACACCGGAAATGCCAATACGGTGATCGTCAACAATCAGTTTGAGCGGCCGCCCAACACCGCGTACGCCCACCCGGGGATTACTGTGCAGGATGGGGCGGGAACCACGAACCGGGCGACTGTCACGGGGAACCGCATGACCCAGGCGGGCACGGGCTCGGGAATCTGGCTGGCGCTGGGATCGGATGTGGCGCATGTGGTGGCCGGGAACGTGGCTCCGGGGCTGACCTGGTTCCTGCCGGGTACCCTGCAGAAAGCGCGGGTCGATTTCGCAGTGACCACGCTCGCCGTCACTTCCGCCGCCACCATTACTCCCAGCGGCCCGCTGTTTCATGTGACGGGCACGGCCGCGATCAGCAACATCACCACGCCGGCTGACTTTCCTTACACGTCGTTCGCGATTATCCCGGACGGCGCCTTTACTCTCGTGGCCTCGGCGAGTATCGGGAAGGCCGCCACCGCCGTAGTGGGGCGGACCCTGACCATGACCCGGGACACGAGCGCCGGCAGTGTCTGGTATCCGAGTTACACGTAAACATTTATGGCACAGTTCAATACGACCCTGTGGAACCAGTCGCTCTGGAACGGAGGGAGCAGCAGCGGCGTTATCAGCGGCGTCACCGCGCAGCGGCTGATCTATGACGCTTACCGGGCTCTCGGTGTTCTGCGTCCCGGACAGGGCACCAGCCCCGAGGGGCACGAGGACGCCTTCGGCCTGCTCAACGACATGGTCGATTCCTGGAATACCGAATCGCTCATGATTCCCTCGCTGCGCCGTGATGTGTACCCGCTGACCGCAGGCGTCGGCAGTTATACGCTGGGTCCCGGCGGCACGCTCGCGGGCGACCGGCCGCAGAAGGCCGGAAGTGCAGCTCTCGTGACGTGCGGCTGCGGCTGCGGGTGTTCGGGCGGGGGATGCTCGCAACTGAACCTGCTCTCCGGGTGGTCGGACTGCAGTTGCAATTCCGGCATATACATCGACAACGCTTACCCGGACGTGCATGTCCATATCAGTCCCGCTCCGCTCGCGGGCCAGTCGCTGGCATTGCAGAGCTGGCAGACGCTCACAGGGTTCGCGGACCTCACCACCACATACGGATTCCCTCCCGGCTACGCTTTGGCCCTGCGCTGGAACCTGGCGCTGCAACTCGCACCGGCAGCTTTGATCATGATGAAGATTCCGCAGAACCTGCTGCAGGTGATCGAACAGCGTGCCGTCGAATCGAAAGCCGCAGTCAAGAGCTTTCACTCGAGTCCTCCTCCCGTGATGCGGATGCCTGCCGGGCTCGAATGCTGCGGCGGTTATGACATTTATACGGACTGCTAGTAAACAACCGCCAGCTAAAGCAGGCGGCTTTTAACTGAACCATGCGATACATTGCACAACTCGCTAAGTACGGGCGGTTTACGAGCGCCCCTGCCGATATTCACGGCAGCGTTGGTATCGGCATTAGCTTCGTGATTGCACGAGCGACACCGAAACTTGTCCTGGCTTCGACGGTTCTCTTTGGCGCAGTGACCGCACTCAGCGCAGGTACGGCTGGTATTGCGCGGATCGACAGTCACGAGGAGCACTCCGGCCAGCCTGGCCTTGTACTCAAGGAAAAGGCGCAACTGCGAGAAAGCCCAGGAATGCAGAACTGCGCGTTGCTTC